ATGAATTTCGGACAGGCGCTCGAAGAAGCAAAGAGAGGTAAGAAAATAGCAAGAAAAGGCTGGAACGGCAAAGGACAGTATGTTGAGCTTGCCACTAATGTTAGTTATAAATCACCTAATGGTACTGTGACAAATGTAAACCATAAGGATATGGGCAATAAAGCATTAGCGTTTGTGGGAACTTCTGGCGTACAACTTGGCTGGCTTGCAAGTCAAGCAGATATGTTGTCGGAAGATTGGCAGACAATAGACTAATCAAATATCGGAACTAAGCACCTTAACGGGTGCTTTTTTCATACACAAATTTAAGAAAGCGAGGTCAGAAAATGGACGAGAAAAAGAAACTCCCTGATGAGGAGGAGAAGAAAACTCCCGATACTCACGAGGAGAAAAAGGACGAGCCAAAGGCTGAGGAAAAGCCTGCGGACAAGGCAGATGAGAACTCTGCCGACAATGAACAGCCTGCGGTGGACGATAGTCAGGCTGACGAGAACGGTGAGGGTGCTGATAAGCCTGCGGAAGATAAGTCCGACAAGCAGGACAGTGCAGAGAACGCACCTGATGAAAAAGATCAGGAGATACTCAGGCTCAAAACTCAGATAGCCGCTATGCAGCTTGGTATCAAGCCCGACTGTATCGAGGACGCTGTTGCGGTGGCTGAAAGCTATGTGAGAAACGGCAGTCAGCAGGATATCAACGCCGCCCTTTCTGCGGTGGTGAAGAAGTATCCAGATATGAAAGGCGAGGGCGGCAAAAAGTCCGACGGCAAAAAGCAGGGCGGTTTCAAGGTCGGTGCAGGATCTTCGGATACTGATGAAAAGAAACCGCAGGAAAAGCCAACAGCGCAGAAACGCTGGAACAAATTCAAGTAAAAACAGGAGGAATGAATCATGCCAAATCTTAATTACGCAGAAGTATGGAACCCCGAACTCTTGGAGATAAGGATCCAGGAAACACTGTCAAGCCCGTTCATCACACAGAACGTTAGGTGGCTTGACGCAAAGACTTTCCACTTCACACAGATGTCAACATCAGGCTACAAGAGCCACAACAGAAACGGCGGCTGGAACACCGGTAAGTATGTTCAGACGGACGTGCCTTTCACTCTCACACACGACCGTGATGTTGAGTTTCTTGTGGATAAGGCTGATGTTGACGAAACGAACTCATCAGCGTCTATCAAGAATATCTCAGAGGTATTTGAGAAAACACAGTCCGCTCCCGAAACTGACGCTCTGTTCTTCTCAAAGACAGCTCAGAGAGCGGCAGGACTTGAGGGCTATCACTCATCAACAGCCGCTTCATCATACACAAAGGGTAACGTGTTCGATAAGCTCAAAGGCTTTCTTTCAGCAGGCAAACTGAGAAGATATAAGTCTAATGGCTCGCTCATTATGTATGTGACTTCCACAATTATGGACCTGCTTGAGCAGTCTGACAAGTTCACGAGAAAAATCGAAATGACACAGATCGCAGAGGGAGGACTTGGTCTTAGAACAAGAGTGACCGACATTGACGGAGTGCCTATCATGGAGGTCATTGATGATGAGCGTTTCTATGACCGCTTCAACTTTGACCCTGAGGACGGCGGCTTTGAGCCTTGCGCTGCAAGCTATGTAAAGACCGCTGATACCGATATCGTGAGCGGCAAGGAGTATTACACCGAATCAAGCGGTTCTTACACTAAGGTATCAGGCACACCGAGCAAGTCTGCACTTGATACATACTATGAAAAGGTCGCAGGCTCACACAAGATCAACGTGCTTATCGCAACACCTGAGACCACAAAGATAGTGCCTAAGATCAACAGCATTTACAGCTTTGCTCCGGGCGGACACACAAAGGGTGACGGCTGGCTCTATCAGAACAGAGCGTTCTCAGATGTTTTCACTTTCCCAAACGGCAAGGACGGAAAGATAGACAGCATTTACGCTGACGTTGACACAGCAGAGTACAGTGAGTAAGGGGTGAGGGATATGTACCTCACCTCTACTGAGTTTTGCAATATCTGTCCTGAGTGTGATATCTCCGAAGAACAGTTCTCAGCTATACTGCAAAGAGCTGAAAGTGATATCGACACGCTGACTTTCAACCGCATAACAGCAGAGGGCATTGACAGCTTTACAGACTTTCAGAGAGAGCGTATAAAGCGTTCCACAGCATTGCAGATGAAATTCATCTATGACAATTCGGAGCTGTTAGAAAGCCCTCTGAGCGCTTACAGCATAAGCGGAGTTTCAATGTCATTCGATAAGTCAAAGGTGGTATCTCTTGACGGCGTTATCACAACACATCAGGTCTACAATGTGCTTATGCAGACAGGACTATGTTACAGGGGGCTGATGTGATGAAGTTTCCTCAGCTTGTACCTGAAAGGGTATGCAAAACGCCCTGTAAGGTCTATCGAACGGACGGACTTAATCGTGACGGTTCAAAGAAGCAGACGGTCATATTTGAGGGCAAATGCTTTCACTCTGAGAAGTCAAGGCAGAAATTATCCGCAGAGAAACAGCTTATAACCTTGTCAGGCGAGGCTCTTTTCTGCGGAGATATCGCCCCTGATAACGCTGTTATAGAGGGCTATGCGGTCATAGGCGGCAGGACTTACAAGATATATGGCTCTGAGAAAGCCAAAGACCCTGACGGCAGGGTGAATTACACAAGATTGGAGCTGATATAATGGGCATTGAAATAAAGCTTGATATGCAGGCGATAAAGGCTATCGAGGACGCCGCTGTGAAGTCCGCTGAGGTGGCTATGGAGCAAGTGAGGACAGACCTTGTAAGTGCTCAGACAATGCCGTTCGATACAGGCGATATGCAGAATAACCAGACCTTTGTCCACGCTGACGAAAGCGGTGCAAGTCTTGTGACAGGCTCTCCGCAGGCAAGACGTTTGTACTATCACCCTGAGTATCATTTTCAGAAAGGCAATAACCCTAACGCAGGTGCGGCTTGGCTTGAACCATATATCACAGGCAGTAAAAAGGACCTTGCCAAGAATGAGTTTGTGGCAGAGTTCAAAAAGAGGACAGGCGTATGACTTTACTTAACATAGCGGATATGCTGAGCGATATCCTTGACTTGCAGGACGTGTATGCAGGCACTATTGACGGCAACCTTGACAAGTGCATAGGCGTGTACAACGCAAAGGCCTCAAAGCCACAGCGTATCTGCATAGGCGGAAAAGCCTGCACCAAAACACTTGAAAAACATATCTCGGTGCTTATCCACTGGACTGATAACCCCACGCAGGCAGAGATAAAGGCTCAAAGCGTTCTTGATATCCTATCCGATATCCGTCAGTATAAGGGTGACGGATTTACGGTAAAGTATCTTGAATGCAAAGAGCCTGTTTCTGTTGGCAGGGACGAGCGAGGCGTGTGTGAATATGTTATCGAGGCAACAGTATATTATGAAAGGAATGAATGAGTATGGCAAACACAACAGGAGTTTATCCCGTATATGAAAACCAGTTCAAGATAGACAAGACAGGCGGCGACGGCTCGACAGAGAGCAGTCTTGTGACTATTGCCGATATGGAGAGCTTTTCAGTATCCATTGACGGCAATATCGAGGAGTGGAAGCCTTTTGATCAGCTGGGCTGGACAAGACGTCTGCTCACTGGTAAGTCTATCACTATCAGTATCTCAGGCAAGAGAAACGTCGGTGACGCAGGCAATGACTACATCGAGAGCCTTGCACTCAAAACAGGTGCTGCGGCGACCACAACCCTTGTGTGGAACTTTCCAAGCGGCGCAAAGCTTGTTATCAAGGGCGTTGTCAGCGTAACAGAATGGGGCGGCGGAGATTCAACAGCAGTTGCGCCGCTTGCGTTCGACTTTGCTTCCGACGGCAAGCCTGAGTTTACAGAGGCAGGATAAAACATGATTTGACAAAATAAAGCACCCGTGATATAATATCTTCGGATGCTGCATATAACGGTAGGCGGTTCAGTTCTTTCCCTCAGAAATGGGGGTGAGCGGCATGAGTATTCTTGAAATACTTACGTTGATAAACGTTTTAATTAACATAATCAACCTTGCAGGCAATAATAAGAATAAAAAATAACCGCCCTCCTACCAAGATTGCGGTTATTGTAATAACTAATTTCAGGGTATAACCGTTTGAGGTCTTACCTTTTTTCTATATTTATTATATATCTATTCATTCATTTTGTCAACACTGCAAACAACTTTATATCAAGCTGATTTGTTCGCCACCATATTTATCTTCATACTTATTCAAATACTCAAAGCATTCATTCACATCACACATAATACCGTTTTTAATACATTCGCTTTTATAAATCATATTAAGTTGTCTGCTGTTCGGAGATGAAAGCTGATAGCTGTTTCCGTACATTCTGATATATTTTTCTTTCAGTCCCGGAAAATGTTCATCGAGTTTTTTATAGAAATACTCTCTATTACCGTCACGCAACGTAACACCCATATCAAAATTAATAATCCCCTTCACTTTTGCTCTGACACAATAATCAAGTATTCCCCTAATATTTTCTTCGGTATCATTTATAAAAGGCAATATCGGGCAAAGCCACACAACAGTCGGTATACCGTTATCATGCAATATTTCAAGTGCACGAAATCTCTCATATGTAGTTTCAACATTCGGCTCAACAATGCGGCACAAATCCTCATCATATGTGGTAAGCGTCATCTGTACGACACATTTTGATTTTTCATTTATCTTCTTTAACAAATCAAGATCACGAAGAACTTTTGTCGATTTAGTAATCATTGTCACACCGAAACCATACCTTTCAATCACTTCAAGACACTTTCGCATATTACCGAGTTTTTCTTCTATTGGCATATACGGATCAGACATTGCACCTGTTCCAATCATACACTTGTTTCTCTTTCTTCTGAGTGCATTTTCCAACAATTCCACTGCATTAGCCTTAACCTCAATATCTTCAAATTTATGCTTCAT